TTAGTGAATTTAACGATTGTGTGTCTAACGACTATTAACCAGCACTTACTTTTAATGCGCCGGAGTCGTTCCATAATTGACCCGCGTTGCTTGGGTCACTAGTGGGTAAATTTGCCATCATGATCACTGCAGGAATCATTTCAATTGCTCCTGTGCCTGATGCGTCAAGTTGTAAATTTGCATTTGAGGCTGATGCATTAATTAAATTGTCAGTTATTGTAATTCCGCCGTCTATGTCTAAAGTGCCTGATACTTTTGCTCCAGTTGTTGTAACTCTAAGTCTTTCTGTTACAGTACTAGAATGAAAAGAACTTAAAATTATTTCGTTTGTTGTGCCACTTGTTCCATCAAATTTAATACTTGCTCCTTCAGTTCCGCCATCACCTAAAAAACTTATTCCAGGCACGTTTGCGTTGTCTGTTCTTTGAAATTGAATAAGCGGTGTAGCAGAAAGTAAATGTAAATTACTAGGCATCATTACCTTGCCTGTACCATTTGCAGATATTTCTAGATCATCGTTAGATCTTAATGCTGTGATTTTGTTTTCAGTCATGCTGATGGTAGCATCACCCAAAGTTGAATCACTGTCATCCATGATGTTGAAAGTTCCTGTGACACTTGCTCCATCACGTTTGACTCTGAATCTTTCGTCTGTACTTGAATCATCTCTTACTTTAAAAATAATTTCTTTGTTGACACCGTTGGTGCCTTCCATGTATATCTTGGCTCTGACGTCACCGCCGGAACTTTGGAAATCAATACCTGGTTGGCCTCCGTCACCGGTTCTTTGGAGTGTTAATATTGCATTGGCCTGTTTGATGTGTAATGAACTGTCGGGTGAATTAACAGAACCAATACCCACCTGGCCGTCTGTGTCGATGATCAAGTCACCTGTACCTGATGTCACTAATTTAAGATCTGCGTTCGATCCATTAGATGTAATTTTATTTGTGACTATCTCACCTGCTGTGAAGTTTCCGAGAGCAGTTACACCGCCTGTGCCGTTGCCTGAAAGTGTTAGATCATTGTTTGTGATCAGCGAAGTTATCTGATCGTCATTGATTTGTAACTGGTCTATCTCGACTATACCTGTTCCGTTTGGTTGAACTAATACATTACCGTTCGTTTGTGAATTTTGAAGTATTCCGTTTGAGGAAGTGGTAGCGGCTAGATCTGTGTATAAATCTAAGAAATTTGTGTTGATCTTAGTCATGGCGGTACGTAAAGTATCGCCTGTTGCCGAATTTCCTTCTGTTCCTGTGTCTATTATTAAACGTGTCATATTATCTATGTGAGTATTTATTAAATAATAATATGTTCATAGAAACACTAAAAACTATGAGATTGTACGAACGCCAGTCCAAGCTGGGCGTGTACCACACCTTTCACCGAAAAAATACTGTATATTATTTCAAATGTGATTCATGCGGTGTGACATTTCTAAGGCCTAGGTCACAAGTAGACCCAGACCGTGCATCAAACGATTACAAGCACGTTTGCTCCTATTGTGATTCTAAAAAATACGCACAGAAAGTTGGTGTTAAAATGAGGAAGATATACCAGCTGGACGCCAGTAGTACTAGAAGCTTATAGTTTTATCCATTTAATTCTGTCGCGGTCACCCTGCACCCATCTTTTAAGGTCAGCGTAAATTCCTGTCTTGATATTAGGTTGGTCAAAATAGTTCTTTAGGAATTGGTTTTGATCTATGTACTCTCGTCTGTTGATAAAATAAAAATTTGTGTCAGGATGTCTCCTTATGATTTGTCTCAATTGGAACATCCATTCGTATTTGAGATATGCTTTCATGTTAATTCTGCTAGGATAATTTGCAGTGTTTTTGTACATATTATTTTGCTCTCTGCTGGCCGCCAATGTTGTTAGCCATTGCCTTGCACCTAAAATATCAAACGCAAGTATCAAAACATTTTTTATTCCCGACTCCGCCGCCATAAGCACAGCACTCATTCCTGATCCCCTAGCTTCTGTAAAGTCAATTGTTCTTATAGGATTCTCAATCATCTTGTTTCCTACAATTTCAGCTGGCTTGGCACCACGCCATATTCTATAAAGTTTAAGTCCTTTTGGTGAGTCCTCTATCTTATCGCCTTCTATAATATAATTCCATTTACTGATATCGTCCGGTCCATGTATTTTTAAATTAGGTTTAGCTTGGTCATACCATGTCTTCAGCTCTTCGTACATGGGAGGATTGACGGCAACGATATGATCACAAAGTTCTGGTTGATCCCTGTAAATGGCGTTACATCCGTAAATTATTCCATGGCCTTTTAATTCTTGTATTGGGTAGATTGGCCTGCTCTCACCGTTTCCTATCACGAACGCCGAGTCCATTATATTCCGAAACTTTCTCCACAGCCACATGAGCTAGAGCTGTTTGGGTTGCTTATTTCAAATTGGGAACCAAAGGTCTCTTCAATCCAATCAATTTTTGTTCCAGCAACATACAGCATCGAGGTCTCATCAACAACGAAACGTCCGGTATGCCAGTCTTCCACATGATCATCTTTGCCTATAGATTCTTTTGTGTCGGCAAATCCCCATTCATATTTGAAACCTGCACAACCTCCGCCAAGCACTGCTAAACTGACTGCGTATTTGCCAGGGTTTTTTGCCAACAATTTTTCTATTTGGTTTTTTGCTTCATCTGTTATTACGAATAAGTTCATACTATTAATTATCTGTCTTTGTTACCCATGTTTGCAATACCGATGGCCAACCAAAAACGTGTGGCATCTTTCTTCTTTTCAAAACTCATGTAGCTGTCCTGGTCCTCCCAATGATTCTGTGGATTCTCTATGTGTCCTGCAGGTTCAAACCACCAACCCCATTTGCCTTCACAGTTTATCTGACACCACTCTATGCATTCGCCCATTATACCGTTGCTGTTCATATCAATGTTGTGTTCGAACTGTTTCATGTACCCGCAATCTTCTGGAATTTCGTCAAGGCCAGGTTTGACTCTTTTCACTGCCACTTTTCCATAACTTTTATTCATAATATCCTAGCCTTTGAAGTAAATTTTTGTTTGCAAATAAAGGTCCAAGATTATACCTATTCTGTTGGTCATTGAACTCACTGAAAAACCTTTTGCTATTCATTCTGCCAATGTCTGTGTATGGTTTACCTTCGGCAAAATGCACAACCTTGGTTGGTTTTAGTCCAAGGACCTTACACCAATGCTTTTGTTCATTGTGATATTTTTTGACCATGTAATCAACATCAAACCGTTGCATACATTCTAAGCCAATACCTGTAGCCAATCTATTGGCCACATTCTCATCATTTGCTATCTGCATTGGATCATATATTTTCTCTTTGGTCATTCTAAGAGCAACTCTGGCATTAGCAATAGGAAACGTTTTACTCAAACTAAAACTAATAGATTCTATACAGCTAGGAGTTAGATCAATCTGTACATTGTCAAAAGTTGTGTTAGGAAGATATATGAAATCTAGCATGACAGGTACGCCAAGTTTCTCACATTGTTCTATCAACTCTTTTTGTTGCGGGTGTTCGTCACCTAATCTTGCGAACGGACAACTTAAAATTACAACATCATTTGATTTTACATCATCTTCGTCTATGTAGGCCCATTCGATACCTAACTTTTTCCAACATTCCATATGCCACCAGTACTCGCCTTTGAAAACTCTAAATCTACGATCCCTGTGTTTGATATAAAAATTTATAAATGTTTCTTGAGAGCCTTGTGCGAAACAACTGTGTTTGAACTCATCTATACCTTTAAATTGGAACCTAGGACATTTTTTAAACCATGTTGGAAAATATTCCTCAAATCGTTTTACAATCCAAGGGTCTAATAGATACTTGTTAAGTTGTACACTTTTAGTAAACTCTATTAAATCTTTGTCTTTAATACAGTTACCACTGGAATAGACGCTCCATGTTTTAGAACGTATTTCATTGAAATCATCACTGACAGGAATATTCCAAATGTATTCGCCTGGAATATCTAGCTTGTTCTGTACTGATGCTGTCATCAGTGCCCAAGCTATCTCTGTTATCTTGTCTGTATTTTGTTTAATTTCTGACATACTTTCTCGTAAAAATTATAATCTATTTCCCAAGTTGGATCATTGTTATTTTTGTTATGGTTGGTCATCAAGAACCATTTCAGTATAGGAGAATCAAATCTAAGTTCCCAATAACCTTTTGGGCCAAAAAACAAGCATGAGTCGATCACAGATTCTTTTGTGATGTATTTGCTTTCCCATATTAAGTGTTGTAAATCGATCCCACCTATTATAACTTTTTCTAGTTCAAAATTTAAATCTTGTTTAATCTGATTGTTGTCATCTAGCACTGTGTCTTTTCCTTCTTTATTGACAAAGTGTATTCTAAGGACATTGTTTACTTGCGTATCTGCGTCAAATGTTATTTTATCTTGTACTTTGCTTGTAAAAACGTCATCACCATTTAGTTCTATCCTGCAGATTGGATATTTTTTATTGACAACATTTATATTTTTAAATTTCAATTCAAACTTCATTTTTATTTCCAGTGATCAACAACAAATTGATCTGAACAGTTGGCAGGATTAGGTTCTCCGTGAAATACAGCTACCCTGTTCTCATTTATTATCTTAGGTGGTTTTCTAAAAAACCATTTGCCATCCTTGCTCCTTAATTTTGTATCTTTGAATCCTACCAATTCCCATTTGTATGACCTTATCCAGTCATCAGGCCAATGTGTTATGTCATCTCTGGCCGCTTTCATTATCCAGTCTTGGTCTCCCCAGTTCCGCTTCATTATCATGGCGTGGTCACTAACAAAATTTTTATAAAGGTGAATCATAGTGCCGGCTTCCCAACGCATACAACTTGAATTAGATTGTTTCCAATCGGGTATCCTACATCTGTTGAAGTCTCTGATTATCATGAACTTGCCTGGGTTGTGTGTAAACAGTGGATCTATATTGTTGTGTATGATAACATCTAAATCAAAAAATAAAATATTTCCTTTCAACGGAAAATCAGGGCCGAACATCCATAGTTTGCTCCACCAAGTTTTGATCCATGGTTCCTTTGGCAACATTATTGCTTTTATGTGATCGTCCAGTCCTGCTCTGTCGTCTGTAATACAATGAAATTCAAAAGGCACAGTTGTATGCCTTTCAACCATTTTGTAAAGTATATTTGCGTACTGTGAAGGATACTTGTTCCCCCATTTAACGCACACTACGTGATTCATATCCTTGTTTTAATCCTTCCATTTGTATTTGTTTCCAGTTGTTACTATCTAAAGTATATGGGTATTCATTTTCCCAACTCCTAGATCCTATAGTATGAATACTTGTTATATTTAAATTGTCCTTCATGTCATCATAAACTTCTAAAAAAGGTTTGTTCTGAAACGCCAATTTCATATCTACCTGTCCAATCTTAATATAACCTAATGATAATTTAGGATCTTCCCAATCATAATTGTTTTCTTTAAGCCATTTCCTGAAGCCGTCCATTTCCTCTTTTTTAAAATCATGTGTGGCTTCTGTGATAGTATCTCCCCATTCGACATCAAACTCACCTGAATAGTATTTTTGATGATTGATCTCAGAACACAATGCCTCGGTCATCTTAGGTGCGTGTTCGTCCCTGTAGACTTCAAACAGTGTTTTGCCAACCTGTGACCAATGCAGATATACACCGCCTAGTTCTCTGTCGTATCTGTTCTCTTTAAACAAGTTATAATCTTCTTCGTGTAAATCGTATCTTGGTGCATTCAAAAATGTTGTAATCTGAGAAGGACGTATCCATGCTGGCTCAACTATGCTTTTTCTGTATGATAGAACCCAACTCTCAATCTCATGGCATATATTGTTAAGTTGTCTTATTGCATATTTTGTTTCTGTATCAGCTTGTTTATAGTATTCAGACATTTGCCACGCAGTGCCTTGCAGTTCTTCAAAATACCTGTGAAGTAAATTACAGGAATCATGTTTTAATCTCAAACCGGGTTTGGTCATTTCATCTCCATCCGGACAGAGACCTGTTTTTAATTTTGCAGAGTATTGAAAATCATCTGCTGTAAAAGGATCTATTCTTTCGTATGGTGGATTGAAGGTAAATGAATTTATTTGTTCTATGCTTTTGTTTAACTCATGGCAAAGGAAATTTAGGTTTCTTTTCGAGTCTGCCCAACCCAAGAAGCAAAAGTTTTTTTCAAGTATTCTTTTTTTATCAAGATTGTCTTTGAGTGCTTCTATGAATCTTTTTCCTAGAGGTGTATCGTATAGATTTATTCTCACTTGCTTGTTATCGTATTGGACAACAATATTTTCAAATAAAAAATTATGAAAGGTATTCTGTGTAGATGGCACTGTTGGCTCCGTGTTCTTTACATTCAACACTGACAACATAACATCTATTATCTGTTTTTTCTCTGATAAGTTTGTCTGCAAATCTAAAGGCGTGTTCGGCAAACTTTTCAGCACCTACGCCATCAAAAGTTACAATGTCAACAAGATCAAGTTTTTCTAGCTCTCTGAACTTTTCAAGATGTGGATCTTTTATGTCTAGTGCAGTTTTGTGATCAAAGTGATCTTCCAACCATTTCTTCAAAGGTTTCAGTCCACCAAAGTCCACTGCCCAATTCTTGTTGTCCAGTTCATTACATCCAAACTTAAATGTAAATGCTAGACTGTAACCGTGTAGCAAATGACAGTGAGAATGGTCTGCGTTGGGCTGTCTAAATACACAGGCTAGTCCTATGTTGTGTCCGTAGTGTTTTGTACTGAAGTGTGGCATTAGTTTAACCTCTTTTTAAAATTATCCATATCTATTCCAAACTCTGCTGATTTTTCTCTTATTGTGTCAGTAAGTTCATTTGGAATATTTAACTCTCCATCGATGATGCTCTTTAAAAAGTGTATCAGTACTGAAAATTCAGTTCTGTTCGCAACAGTTTCTGGATCGACTCCGTGTTTCTCCATCGCATGAAGCATGGCTTCTGTGACATCAATCAATGATTCTATGCTTTTGCTGTGTTTTTCAAAATGTTTCATTATACAATAATTTTTGGTTTCTCAGGCGTTTTGATAGTTTGGAATACTCTTTTGTATTCTTCCTCTATTTTAGAGTTGATAACCGATACGCATTGTACTTTATCTTTTGCTATTGTGATATTTTTTTCCTGATCAGCAGTGGAGAAAAAAGTACCAAAGGCAAGTCCTTGTGGACCTTGCATCAGTGTCAATGCTTTTTTAATTTCCAGAGTCTTTTCAGTTTGTGATTGCAGTGTGGAGATAACTTCTTCACCGTGCATTAATTTTAGAGTAATAAGATCTCCATCTTTGTAATTTTCAAACATACTCTAATTATAAACTTTATTTGGGCTTTGTCAACTGTTTATTAATCCACTTGGCCATGCCCTCGTATGTTTCTTGGAAAACATTATCATTCTTTTTCCATTCCTCAGGCATCTTCCAATTTTCTTCATTTACCACAATCCATCTGCAGTCGGAGTGTTGAAATAACTTGTCAAATTGGTATATCCAATAGCTTGGATCCACAGGCCTTTTTATGTAGGTGTATCCTTGCGAACCTTTGTACATATTGTTTACACCTTCGGGCCCTTTTTTATCGCCAATTCCCCACAGGTCCATGCCCACTAGAAATATTGCCTTGGGTTTGAAAGTCATTCCTACCAAAGCCGCAAACTGGCCCGTACCCCAATGGAAAGGGTTGTCTTGTCTCTTATCTCCTTCATAGGGTAGATCCGGAACTTTTTTCACATTGGGCCAGAACGCAAATTGTTTATACCAATCTTCTCTCGTGTAGACTGTTGTATTTTTACCAACTGTGTTAGCGGCCTCTTGGCACATATGCCTGTCACAGCATACAACATATTCTAAATTGTGATCTCGGAATATTGCATTACAGCCAACGACAGTGGTAAGATTTTTGAGAGGTGTTATATCAAAACCTCTTCTACTTTCACCGTTTCCTATTACACTTACAAACTTGGTCATAATGCTTTTAAAATACCCCTTTAAACGTACACAGACGTCTTTATACGCATGGTAAAAGTGTGTCTGGAGTAGTTGTATACCCTATTTATTGCCCATGATTAGATGCCATACTGTCTTGTAGTGTCTCCATGCTTTACCAAGAGCAGGATATTTCCTTCTCATTTTAACTGCATATTCATCAGTCATTTCTTGTTCATCTTGTATCGTTTCTATATCTTTGGCGTACTGAGTTTTTGAAACACATCTACCACGAGTGCCATCTTTTTTTTGCACGTACACAGTTTCTCCACCATCTGGTGATATGTAAATTTCATTTTTTCTTGGCATTAGTAATATTCCTTATGATCTCCATTTGGATGTGATAATCTTATTCCATTGTGTTTGCCATCACTATCTCCATTTTTCCTTGGGATAAAATGTATATGCGGCCAAAAAATTGTCTGGCCAGCCGCGGCACCTATGTTCTGTCCTATATTAAATCCGTCCATCCTACCTTCTTTGACCCATTGTTCTCCACAATAGTATCCTATTTTGTAAGCTTCAGAAATTGTGTGTGGATCGTTTTTTTTTGGAATGAAAAGTAAATGTCCTTTGACACATGGGTATAAATCTTTAAACACGGCACAATGCTCGTTCTCAAATATAGGAGTATCGTTGGCGTGCCACGTAGATTCTTCGAAAGAATTAATTGGTTCCCTTGGTTTCTTGTATATAGGTTTTTTTGATTGCATTAGTTTTTATTATACCTATTCTAATATTACTAGAATTTGGCCTGTGTCGCAACCTAATTTGTTCCCAACGTTTGGTTTTTGTTACAGATGGATTGTGTTCATTCACGTTTAGTAAATTAACCAATGCTTTACGAACCTTTTCTGCACCGCCATGTTTTTTACAAGTGTCTGATCTGCCAACCTCAACGACAGAATCATTAATTTTAATTTTGTAGACACATGGTAAACGTACCCATTTTGTAACAGGATTTTTGCTGTGTCTGATCTTGTAGTTTTCTATTGTGTATAGATCGCTGATTGAATACCATTTTGTTTCCATTATTTTTCCCTCACAAGGTCATTGGTCATGCAGTGTAGGCCGGCGTCCCAAAAGAAATAGTGTCTAAAAGGAACCTTATGCACATTTATATCTAAGGATTCGAGACGGTCATATACTTTGCTATTCCTACTGATAACCATAATGTTGTTTTCGTCAATGATAGACATATTGATGTCAAATAAAGTTTCTTCGCAATATCCAACCCAGTTTTCTAAATAGTTGTCTACAAACTCGATGTCAGTTTTAGAAAGCACTTGTTTGTCTATTAGATACCTCCCTCGAGTTTTTTGCATTTCACGTAACTGTTCAACAGGATGCCAATGATTAATTTCGCCATTGCTAGTTGTTGACAATTCCATTACGGGAGTGTCCGGCCATAGTCCTTTACAATCTAATGTGTCGCCATTGACCAGCCAGATTTTATCACCAACATTACGATATATGCCATCCGAATGTCCTTTGTTAAAAGCTGTAATAATCTTTTTTCCTTTTGCCGATAAAAAATCTCGCCAGTATCTATATTCTTTTGGTCCCAGTCTGTCTAGTATTGCATAATCATCATGTAGATATATGTCCGGACAATACGAACCTCTGTGTGGTACCTGAACTAATTTATCAACTGAATTGTAAAGTTCCTCCAGATATCCTACTCCCGAGGTCACGAACATCTGATCATCAACTACTATAAATCCATTTCTTACATTAATTGTATCCTCTAAAAAATTTTCTTTTTTTCCTACTACCGGATACATTATTACTTCTACTCCTAGCTCTTTGTATTTGTTTTTGATTGTTTCAAGGTCTTCGTGTGTCTCAATTAACAGTTGTTCTATAATTTTAGGGATAGGCCTGCCAAGCACTTCTTTTAAATCTGCAGGAGTAGGCACGTTGCCCAGAAGCACAGTTTTTAGTCTATTTCTGTCGTTGGGTCTAAAAAGGTCTATCTTAGTTTCCGTCATCATCGAAATCTTTGTACAGTGTATACTTGGCTGTAAGTTCTTCACCTGACTTTATTGGTCTTGTTGTCATGAGATATTTAACAGGTAGCTGATGCCAGTATCCAGAAACATTTTTACAGTTTGGATTGTCTGAATGGTTGTAGAAGGCACCTAATGCTGTCCTAATGTATCCGTGAGGGAAGTTCTTATTGTCTATATGGACAATGCCCAGTATCACGTCTGCGTCAAAGTCTTTTGTGGCAAAAACGCCTAGTCCTTGTACAGCAGATTCTTTTACAGTGATTCCGTTTGGTAGAGGTTTGTACATGGTTAATATTTACTTGGATCCTTGATATCTAATTGTTTGTACACTCTTTGTACCTTTTTAGCCTGGAAGTAACAATCTTCAAGTGCGTTGTGTAGTCCTGTTCTTTTCTCATTTGGATCCCGAGGTACAAGGCTGAACAGTGTTCTACTATCTCTTATCTGCCAGTAATTCCATGGAACAGGGACGTTCATCTGTGCGTAAAAATTCTGTAGTATTGCGTAGTCAAACAATGGACCTTGGCACCAAAATACATCAACACCTACTGAAAATTTGTTGACTTGTTTTATAAAATATTTTAAATCGATCCTGTCATCATCTCCTAGTGCTTCGTCCCTTACATCTTGTGCTTGTTGCCCCCACCATTCAACTGTTTCCTGCATCACATCTCGTCCAATAGCTGTTTGTGAATCTACATCTACCCTGTGATACATTCCTTGTGATGGTTCTGCAAATGAGTAAGGATCAAATTTCACACCACCTATTGTGAGGATAGTTGCGTTGGGCCTAGTGGAAAGTGTTTCCAGATCTATCATAGCATGAATCATACTACAATTATACTATATTTTAGGTAAATGTCAACTAGGCGTCAATACCTGATGCTTCGGGTTCTGGGTTGGACAGTTTTGGTTTATTACCATCTTTAAGCCATAGTTCGAATAAGGCAAGTTGTTCTTCGTTGTAACAGTGTATCTCTCCAGACGATTGTGGATACATTTGTTGCATATATTGGGTTGTTTGTAGTGCTGTGGAATAGCAAGAATCGTAACTGCTAAAATACGTAGCTGGATCAAATACTGCTTCGCAATCTGCACCAAAGCATATTATCATTACCATTACCCATTTCATATCTAAAATTATTTAAACCTAAACATTAAAAAGTAATACTACTACTTCTTCTTTTTACTGACTGTTCTAATTTTAGTCTCTAGCCTTATAAGATCATTATCAAGCATACGCACCCTATCAATCAGTTTAATAAGTGTCGCAGATGTGGAACTTAACTTTGGCGTAATTTCGTTTGTAATATACTTCCAAAGATACCATATAAAATATGCAAGGAAGAACACAGCGACAATGGGAAACCCGTAGTCCTGTATAATTGTAGTGACTGTCATGTGTTTACTAACTATGTCCATTAATCTTTCCTCGCATCTGTTTTGCCTTCCGCTCTGGCAATTCTATCGGTGTCAACAGGTATGCCCAATTGTTCAGACACTTGTTGATCTATTTTTATAATATCGTTGTTCATTGTTTTTATTCTGTTGTCAAGTTGCTGTATCACTGACTCTATAAATTTTATAGAATTTACTATTCCATTAAGAATATACTTGATTATGAACAGTATGAATACACCCATACCGACTGTGGCCGCTATTGGTAATCCTAATTCTGCTACTAATTTAAAAAATTGACTCATTATGTGTGTATTTAACGTACCAAGGTGTACACGTTCACAGGTTCGGTTTTTCCTTTGACTGTGATGCTGTCAACAAATTCAAAACTAAACTTGTCATCAATAACCTTCTTTGTGCCCTCACCTACTATCAATGTGTGTCCTAGTGTTTTACTTGCACTTTCCAAACGTGCCGCAAGGTTTACAGCATCGCCTATCACGGAGTAATCAAATCTCTGGTCTGATCCCATGTTACCAACCAATGCCTCTCCTGAGTTGATCCCTATTCCTATCTTGATGTTTGGTAAACTTTCTGCTGTCAGCTGTTCATTTAACCTAGCAAGTTCACTTTGCATTTGAGAAGCTGTAAGCACTGCCAACATCTGATGATCTGCAGTCTTAAGTGGTGCGTTCCAAAATGCCATTATGCAGTCACCCATGAACTTGTCCACAGTACCACCATTGGCAATTATCACGTTGGTCATGCGTGTTAAAAATCTATTGATCAGTTTTGTCAGTTCTGCCGGATTGTCCTTGTACTGTTCGGATATGGGAGTGAATCCTCTGATGTCACAAAACAAGAATGTCATGTGTCTTGTCTCTCCGCCCAGTTTAAGCAGACTAGGATCTTTCTGTAATTTTTTGACCATTCTTGGATCAAGGTAGTGTTCAAACTGTTTCTTGATCTGTTGTCGTAATCGACTCTGTGTTGCAAAGTTGTTATAAACTGAATGAGACCAAATCAAAAACACTGACAGCATTATCCAAGATGGATCAATTAAGAATCCTTTGTTTGCATAAGCCATGAATGCTCCGTAGGCAACACCTATCTCAACAAAAAATAAAAGTGGCACTGCTAACATCACACTTGTTCTTGGCAATACAAGTATTAATAGCAACAGCAAAAATGCTAAGAACACAATCTCGTATGTGTCTGCTTGTGGTGTACGCAATAGATGTTTGCCGGTCAGTAATGTGTCTAGTGCTTGGGCAGTAATCATTTGATCAGTAGTTAATCCATGTGGTGTATATTTTAAAACACTTAACCCCGCGGCATCTAATCCAACAACCACTATCCTGTCTTTTATTTTGTTCTCATTGAAGTTGTCTGTCAGTATATCTGTGGCTGATATATTCACATACATAGAAGGCTCTGCATAGTTGATGTACATCTCTGCATTGTGGTTAACAGGTATGCCTGCCTTTTTGCTCACAAGCACTTCGTCTATACCATGCTCCTTTGCTATTACTTTTATTCTCTTTGAACCATTTAGCAATCTCACATTCTCAAGTATCATGCTTGGATATATTTTGCCATTGATGCGTATAAGCATCGGCATCTTTCTAACAACAGCATCAGGTTCTGGCGATGTCACGTTCACTCCCATTCCTGTTGCACCTGCTGAAACTTTCGAGTGGGGTGACACTATACCGCCAAATTCATATAACCATGGTTTGACATTTCCTTTTTCTATAATCTGTGTTGTGCTGGGTAAATTTTTATCCTCAGTGTTTTTAACACTCATCATTAATATTGCTCTTTTGGATTCTTTCAAGACTATTGAAAATACCGAATCCGTGTCTAGTAGTACCTGTCCAAGTTGTTCTCGCAATTCGTTAGTCATCGGCATTGATTTCAAATATTCTACACCACTCATTCTATCTGGTTCTGCAAACAAAATATTATAGTTTACAAGTAACGCACCTGCATCTCCAATTTTTGCGTGTAGCATCGCCATCACGTGTCTAGGCCATGGCCATTGTCCGTACCTTTTTATGTCCTCTTCTGTGATGTTTATCACAGTGACAGAGTCACTTAACGTTCCTCTAGGTTGTACGTACTGGAAGTGATCCCATGTCTTATATCTTAAAGTTTTTACTGTGTCACTATTGTCTATCCGTATACCTAGTAAAACCACAGCGAAAGCAACCACCATCCATATGCTTGTAAAAATTTTCATTATCTCTCCTGTAGCGCCATGCCTATTCCATTATGGAAAGGTGTAGTAATATAACTTAATATGGTTCTTTCGCCTGTTAGTATAAAAATGTGTACCTGCACACCTGGTACCAGTTTGTACTGCATATCGCCATTTACGAATGTTTGCGAATCCAATTCTAGTTCTAGTTCGTAATAACTCATCATGTCAGTTTGTAC